GTCAGAGCTATCGTGAGCGTAAGAAAATTCTGTTTGCGCAGCCGTAGCAATAAAATCTTCTCTACCGTTAAAAATAGGAGCGCCGATTGTTCCAACGTCACTACCTGATGCACCTCTTATTTCGGCAGCCGTTGATAAGGTTTGCCAACCTTCGTTAGCGTCAGTGTATGTACCTACCCGATACTGCAAACCCAGAGCGCTATCGTTGCGAAGTTCTACAACGCCAGTAACTACGCCTGATGAATTAAACAATTTTAACAACAATTCAGAAATTGTGTTATCGCCTAGCTCAGATGCGTTTATGTACCGAACTATGTTTTCAATGTCAGCGCCAATGTTTCCGCTGCTAGTATGATTTCCTGGGTATAATACTTTTAGCCGTGCCATGTTACTTGTCCTTATGAGTTAGAAATGCAAAAGAGATAATCGTGATGTTGCTCTCTTGATCTGTTTCCTCAGTGCGAAATCGGAGCATCACTCCCCGAAAAACGTGATTAAACGGAAAGGTGTAGTCAGCTTTTAAAGGCTGATCGCCCCAAAGTTTATCACCTTCAAGTCTATCTAAGTTTACTTCTAGCGAAGCCATGTCTGTTCCGTTTTCATCAAACGCATCAACAAAAAACCGACCTTTACCAGAAGCTTGAATTATAAAGGTGTGACAACGCTTTGTTGCCATAAAATCTCCCAACCATAGCACTGGTGTTTCAGCCACCATTTGAGAGCGCCGTAAATCAGCAGTCCCTGTTTCTATAGAGAAAGACCTATCAAGCGTTTCATAAACGCCATCACTTGTTCCCATCATTAAGCGGCCACCAAGAAAGTCGCCGCATCTAGGAAAAAGTGTATCCCCAAGCTGAAAGTTAACAGCTTCATAACCTTGTCTAAAATTCATAGAAAGACGCTTGGTTAACTGATTACCTTTGCGTGGAAAAAATACGTGATACGTTTGGGTGTCACTATCGTAGACTGCTTTTATTGCAGATTGATCTGGCGTTGTTTTAACAAGCTCCTGATATAAAGGTTCTATTTCTTCCGACAACGACGCTTCAGCAATAGTCACACCGTTTTGTTCGCTTCTCATAATTGAGTGAATACCGCGACGTGAGCAAAATAAAAGGTCAGAACCAGCGTTAGCAATAGTGCCGTGTGCTATGCAACCAATGCGTAGATTAGCACGGCTATCCAATGACCATTGTGTGTAGTCTGGGTCTAAGATATAAACCAGCGTTTGATCGTTAGTGAACACAGCTAATCGGTTTGCTTCAAACGTACCAAGACCCGTAATAACGTCAGCCGTACCTATAAGGTCACTAATGTCGATAAAGAACGCTTTAGCAGTAGATGTGTCACTTTCTTCGTCAGTAAAAATATTAGGTTCATCAACCCTGCTAAACTTAATAACGTTTGGTTCATCTTTAAAACCAGCAATGGCTAAGCGTCTTTGAATAGCAACGCCAAATGATGGCTTTGCGCTTGCTGTTGAAGTACCAAAGTTTGTACCATTAAAATCTTTAATTGCTTGGTCAGGGCTAAAAATTCGCACACGACCTTTAAAGTTTGTCATGTGAACAACTGCGCCTTTGTCGTAAGCGTTGTCTAATCTTATGCCAGTATCAGAAACTAAATTTACTCTGGCACTATCTTCTTCCGCAAAAACTAAGTTCTCTCTGCTCCAAAAACGTAAAGCTGTGATTGGAAAGCGAGACGCTTCAACATACAAGTAACTGGCTGGATCGCGTGATAGTTGCCCACGATAATCAACGCTACAGTTTTCTAAGTTCCAGAAGTGCTGGTTTTCTTTTGTCTCCATAGCAGTAATGTCATGCGAACGATCAATACCCCTAAACCCGTAGTAAGTATTCTCGTTTGATTTAACAGCTATTGGAGCATAAGAGAGCCTAGACATTTGAAGCTACCTTATAAGACTTATTGCTGCCGCCATCTGTGATGTCTATGGTAATACTCTTGTTACCATATTTTCTTTCGTAAAGAATGTCAGACATATTTGATTGATATAAACGCATTGCTAGCACTGCTTTTTCACTGGCTTGCTGGATCATGTAATGTGCTGTTAGCCCATCAATCATAATAATATCAGGCACAGCGCGAGTTTGCGTTTGGTCTATATAATAATCAATGTCGCCACCTTCCCAATATGGGTGACGCCGTATGTCTTCAATAACTCTATTAGCAAGTTCGATCATTAGCATCATAACCTCACCATCAACTCGCGCTGGTGAAAAGTTACCTGATCGAACAAGGGCGCTGCGTACTAAACTCTCCAAGGGTGAATAAGAGTTTATGCCAGCAGCAAAAGGTTTTTGTACTGAATACTCAGCCATCAATCATCCTCGACTGCTATAATCCGACCTGACCAAACATGGTGATGCTTTTTCATTGCTTCCGCTAATCGGGATGGGACTTTCCAAGTAACGTATGCTCTGTCAGTATCCCAGATACCTCTTATTCTCATATCATCACCAAGCCGCACATCATAAGCCGCGTTCTCTGGGTTTGCGCTTACAAACCATGAAAAGTCAGGGGCATCAGTCTTTTTAGCTTTTGCCTGTTTTGCCTTCTTTGATGGCTCTTGTTCATACGCTTCATTAACGTCAGGTGTAGACGGATCATCCTTTACGTAATGACCTTTTGAATTTCTCGCTCGCTTTGCAGCCATAATAATTACACTCCTTTATTGGGTCATAATTATTTATGGTATGAATTTCCTAAGTAGTCGTCCCTACCCTTGGCTGCATCTGATCTTTCGGCAAGTAAACAAAAACGTGTGCGTTACATTCTGGGCAACTTAGATTTGTTACCATCGAATATTCTGTACTGTCTTTATCTGTATCGTGATTGCCACCCCAAATTAGCGGTGTTGCGCAGTGCCAGCATTTCATGTGCATAGTCTCTCTCCTAAAAAAAAGAGGGCGCAAAAGCGCCCCCTTTCATGTCTTATTTTTACACCAACTCATTAGGTTAGTGTTGTCCAGTTCTTGATGTAAGTATGAACTTTATCCTGAGTAAGCTCTAAGCCACACTCAGTTAAATATTCATGCTTCTTAGCATCAAGGTCTGGTGCTTGACGATCCCTTAACAACTGAGTGTCACGACCATCTAGGTAGCGATACTTTAAGTAAGGGAAGTCTAAAATAATCATAGCATTATCCATTCCTGGGACTTGACGGAACTGCGGATGCAGATGAACCATTAAATCACCAGCGAAGGTCTGATAATTAGTAAAATTAATGCCATAAGTATCGTCGATTTGTGTCGGTGACCAACGGTTTTTACCGATCTTTTGAAGGTGTCCAGCAACTTTAGCGCCACAAAAAGCAAGCTTCTGTTTCGATCCAAATGCAAAGATGTCTTCAATCAAGAAACGATCAAACTGATCTTCTGACATAGAGCTTGAAGCTGTTGATCTGTCGATAACGTTAGATAGCGTTGTCGTTAGACCGCCAGTAAAGCGTCTTGGCTGCGAAGTGCTGCCGTTGCTTTCATGCTTCTTGCCAAAGAACATCGCTCTTTCGATGTCTGACATGTGCATCTTCAGAGCTTTGGTAGCCATTTCGTCTTCTTTGTCGCCAGTTCTTAGATTTGTGGCGTTCAAAGTTTCTGTGACTTGAAAGCTGGTACGGAAGATTTGCGTAAAGTTCGTAGCAACGCTAGCATCAAAGCTGACGCCAGTTGGACTTGACGCACCTTCTTCGTATGCTGACCCTGCGATGAACAACATAGCGCCATCCGCAATAGTATGCGATGTGCCGCCAATGTTACGCTCAACGGTAAGTCCTGTTGCTGTACTGTCAGCAGTACAACGCATAACCTCACCTGTTTCACTGTTCACAATAATTGTGCCAGCTACCGCAAATAGGTTGTCGTTACCAGCATCAACGGTAATTGCCGTTGTGCTTGCAGATGCAACAGCACCATTTACTGACAACTTCCGATCTGGTAATTCGTCTCTGAAGTTTTTGTACTCTGGATCATCAGTGCCTTCCGAAGAAGTCATTGATAACAATGCGTTAAGGGGAGCCGACCCGTTAGGTTCTAACAGTGTGAACATCTCCCGATAGTTCTTAGGGCGAAAGTCGTTAGTAAACTGACCTGTACCCCGTAAGCCTTGAATAGCCGCCATGACTAATTCTCCTGTCTATAGGTTACAAAATTTATATTTTTGGTCACTTACGTTTTTTTCGGATCAATCACGCCAAAAAACACAGCCTTCCAGTACCCGATTAATGGAGCCGTAGCGCCTCGGTTACTTAGAGTAATACATATAGGAAAAAAACTGTCGTCCCTGTTTTTAACCTATTCGGTTTTTCATTGCTCTATCTGCTAGCCTGTCAAATTGTGCTTCAGAAGCTGACTTACGAGTGGCTTTAGGAGCATTAGCTCCACCACCTGATGGTGCGTTTGACGTTAAGTATGACTGTCTACGTTTAGCCATTTCTTGCAAACGGTCAAACTCTGGGCTGTTGCGATTGTTTTTAAAGTCAGCAACAACCTTTTCAGTCAAACCTTTATCAGCAAAATCTTCTGCCGTATAACCGCGTTCGCCAGCATAAGCCATAAATGCTTTTGCATCGCTATCCGCTAACCCATTTGCCTGTTGTGCAGCATTAAGGTTGTTTGCAATTGTCTGGCGTATAGATGCTGCTCTGTCCATCTGAGCGTTACTTGCTGCCTGTTGACCCATTTGAGCAGCGCCTTGTGCGCCTTGCATCATGCTTTGCATAGCTACAGTTTGCGCTTGGATTTGCTGTTCCATTCTGTTCATGCGCTCTGCTGCTTCTCTATATCCTGGGGGTAAGGTAATTGCGTTTTCATCTTCATACTTAGCAAATTCATCTTGCATGTTGCGCTGCATAGAAGATGGTTGCGATGGCGGTCTTCCCGATGCAACGCCAGCTTCTGGGTCACGTCGCTCACGGCCCATTTGAGTATTCTTGGTCATGGCTTTTGCACCAGCTTCTAAAAACTTAGCTACCTGTTCGGGTGAATACTTCTTACCGTTTGAAGGGTTCATTAAACTTTCAACCAGTTTATTAACAGGAGCCATCACTTGGTTTTTATAGTTGAGGTCTTTGTAGCGCTCAAAAGTTCCAGCTATTTGCGCTGGTGTAAGCTGGCGTGTCTGATCGCCCATCTTAACGGCATACATAATAGCTTCTTCTTGCTGCTTATCGCCTTCGGTTTTTGGTGAAGCTTCCTTTGCAGCTTGCTCTTGTACCGTTGGTTTTTCACTAGGTTCGGGTTTTTTCTGCGGTGCGGCTTGCGCTTCTGCTGCTGGTTGGTCGCCCAACTGTTTCGCAACAATGCGTTCAAGCATAGGGTCTTTTGCCATTTTTTAATCTCCTTCATCTGATGGGCCTTGGCGCATCGTGTTTTCTAGGGTTAGATCACCTTCTAGCTTCACAATTAACTTTGACGGTAAGTTTAATAATTGCTCTGCTGCCCATATCGCACCGCGTTGGAAGTCCATTTGCTGCTGCGTCATGTCAGGTTTACGAGCCATTAGAAGAGCAAGTTGTAATATCTCAC